CTATAAGAGAAGCTATTAGCATTCTTAAGAGCAATAGTGTAAGTACGGAATAAATCTTGACCACAGAAGATAGTCATATCGTCAGCAGCTACTACTTTAGCAGGGATTGCTTGGTAAACACCATCAAAAATAGAGATTACGTTAGCAGCAGTAATTGAAGATAAAGGAGCGCCAGAGATATAAGTTGAAGCGTTAGCAGCAACAACACCTGAAGCAGCACCAATCAACTTAACAAAGCCATCAAACTTGTTTAAGTTTACGTTTGCGCTTGAAGTATCGCCAGTCCATAATGCAGTCTCTAATTGAGCAGCAATAGTCTTAGCTTTCTTATCGCTATACTCTTGCTCAAAAGGAATAGAGTCGTAGCTTGAACCAGTAGGTAAAGCTTTTTGTAAATACTTAGCTTCAAGGTCTTTAGGACATAAAGCTTCGTTCACTTTGATTTTACCAGGAGTTACAGTTCTTTGAGTGAAAGTTGTAGCACCAGAAGCATTAAAGCCACAAGCAGAACCATCTTGGAAGATAGCATCTGTGTCCATAATGTTGATTTTCTCGGCAGATTTTACACCTACCATAACGTTACCTGCACTCTTAATAAGAGCAGCAGTTTTTGCACCTAATACAGATGAAGTTACAAGTAGAGCTTCGTTTTCCTTTGTATAGTTGCTTAATGCAGATACATCAAATCCCATTTTATTTTATTTTTATTTGTTTAATAAAGCGTTTCTAAATTTCTCAATTCTTTCGTACTTCATATCCTTTGTAGTAACGTTAGAACTAAAGTTGTTTTTTGGTTGCGCAATAGGTTCATTAGCAGGAGTCTTTGTAAGTGCTTCTATAAGTTCAGCTACTTGAGCAAAGCCATTCTTTACCTTTGTTTCTAATTGTGCTACTTGTGATTTTAGACTTGTGTTTTCAGCAACTAAAGCAGCGATTTCGTCTGCCATTTGTTGATCTAACTTCTTACCCATTTCAGCAGGTGCTTCCGCAGGTGCTTCCTCTGGCATAAGGTCTTCTTTAGGAGAAGAGATTTCAATAATCTTACCTAATTCGTCTACTTGGATTGTAGTTCCGTCTGCTAATTGGTGTTCGCCCATTGGAGCAGGACTTCCGTCTGCTAATGTAACATCTCCGCCAACTGCAAGTTCGCTAATCATAACCTTTGTACCATCCATAAGGCTATATTCTGCGAATGTAACAGGAACTTCTTGAGCAGGTGCTTCAGCAGGAGCAGGTGCTTCTACTTGAGGCATATCCTCAAACAATGCCCTAATTTGCATAATTGCATCTTTTGCGTTCATCATTCTTTTTGTTTAAATATTAATAAAAGATTTTGTTTATCATTTAACCTTCTGCAATATTTCCTTTATTGCATTCATAAGTTCTTGCTCTTTGCTCATTTGTGTTTTGTAGGTAAATAACCCTTCTACACTAAAGCCTTTAAATTTACCCTCTTTAACATCATTCCACACTTGCGGATTGTCTACTTTGAACGAACCAAACCACGAGCCATCAGGTGCATCTTCAAAACCTTTCATTGGTTGTATGCCACGACTTGCATCTGTGATAAAGCTTTCAAACATAGTAACCCCTTCTACCTGTTGGTCAGGAGAATGCATCAAGTTTACGTTTGATTGGTAGCCTCTTTTGAAAAACTTTTGAGCAATCTTAAAAATAGTATCTTTAGAGAATACCACATAATAATCGCCATAAGTAGCATCACTCCTAAAAATAGGCACGTCAGCCAACATAAGAGGACCAGAAATAATGTGCTTGTCTTCACTAACCACTTCAAAACGTTGCTGATTTTTAAACGCATTCCAATTCTTTTGTATAGCAGGTCTATCAACTAATGCAACGTAATCTACTTCTGCATCGTCATTCATATCCTCGCTTATGTCTAATAAGTAAACAGGTAAGTCCATATTCGTAAATATTAAGTGTTTTAAATTGTTATCATTTAACCAAATCTTGCTCTTTGCTGAATAGCTGCAATTCTTTGTTGGTTACTCGTTACATCGCTCTCTACAACGTAGCTTCTAATAGCTTGGTTGCCAATAGCATTAATTGTTTGAGTACTTAGGTTTGTAGTTGCTGCTTGTGGTTGTGCAGGTGCAATAGGAGCTTGTTGTTGAATACTTGGAGCGGTTACTCCACCTGCTGCTGCTCCACCACCTTTAACTTGTGCTAATATACTTTTAGCCTTACTTGCTGCTGCCAATACGGCTGCTACTTGTGTAGCATAGAATATAGGGAAGGCAAATGCTGCTCCTGGTCCGGCTGCTTTAGCTGACTTTTGAGCAATATCTAAACCTTGTGCAAAACCTACACCCGTACTAATTGCAATTTGGGCAAGACCTGCAACTTTACTTGCTGCCGTTCCTTGTTCAAATAACCCTGTTAGTTCTCCAATACCTTGTGCTACTGCATTTGCAAAAGCAAACTTGGCAGCTAATTCGGCTTCTCTTGCTGCATCATTATCAGCGTTTAGTTTTTCATTAAGTTTTTTATTTTCCTCTATTTTCTTTTGAACTGCTGCAAACTCATCGTCATTTTCTTTTTGAACTTTTGCTGCGGTATCTTCAAGCATTTTGGCATCTGCTGCATCTTTCTTTTCTTTTTCTGCTGCTGCTAAAGCCTCTAAATCTGCATTAAGTTTTAATCTTGATGCAAGTATTAATTCATTACGAGTAGCTTCATTAATTTTAGTGTTTGCTAAAATCTCGTCTTTTTCTTTAATGAAAGCAAGATTAAGTTCTGCTTTTTTCTTTTCGTTTTCGTCTTTAAATGTAGATAAGAATAATTGATTTCTTAAATCAGCTAACTTTTGTTGTGCTTCTTTTTCAGCAGCTATCTTATCTTCATTGTCTTTTTTTCTTTTTTCTGCTGCTTGTTTAGAAGCATCTGCTCCTGCTTTAGCACTATCTTTTAATGCATCTTGTTGTCTTTTCTGCTCTTCTGCATCTAAAACTGCTTGATTAGTTTTAAGGTCTCTAAACTTCTTTAATTCCTCTTCGTTTAATCCTTGTTTAGTTTTTAGTTTTTCCCTTAAAAAGTTAAGTTCGTTTTCTCCTTGTTGTTTACTAAGTGCATAAATCTCCTTCTCCTTTCCACCTTGTGCAGTTAGTACTTTAATTCTTGCTTCAATACCTTCGTTTCCACGCTTTGTTGTTTTCTCTAAAGATGCCAAAGCACGTTCTGCCTGTGAAGTAACACCTACAAAGTCGGTAACTTTTGTAATAATATTTCCAAAAAATGTAGCTAACTTTCCAAGACCTGGTATAAAATCAAGCACTGCTTTTTTAACCTTATCAAAGTTAGCAGCTACAAGTCCAATGCCTATTGCTAAAGCACCAATGCCCGTTGCAATTAAAGCACCTCTTAAAGTAGAGAACGCACTTACAACTTGGGTCTTGATAACTGTACCTAATTGCTTAAAGCTATCTATACTTTCTCCTACTGCTTGTAAGCCTTGAGATAAAGCCATAGCAGATTGAACTTTAACAAGTGTTTTCTGCAAGTCCTCGTTCTCCTTACCAAATAAACCTACTGCACCTTGTAAAGCACTAAATCCACCGGCTACACCACTTAGCGAAGCAGTCAAAGCCTTAAACTTTGCATCTGGATTGAAAGCATCAATTAAACTTTTAGCATCTCCTATTCGGTCTTTAAGTTCTGCTGCTCTTTTTGCTGCTTGTACGGCTTCCTTACTACTTGCTCCAAATTGGTCAGATAGTTTAGCAACCTCAGCAGTAGCTTCTCTTAATTGCGCTTTTAACGAGCCTAATGCTTGGTCTTGGTTACCGCCAACGACTATATCGAAACTTAATTTTGAATTATCCATTAATATTCTGTTTCTATTACTTTAAGAAATGATAGTTTAGTAGTATTATATTCCATTGGGTTAAAGTTCTCAACTTTGTTAAGCCTAAACAATACCCCGTCTATCCAGATGTACTTACTAAAATCTAAATTAAAAATGTCTACAATATCCAATAAACCATAACAAGTTAATAGTTTACTATTCTTGCTTGTAATCTCAGCAAGATAAGGACTATGATAAGCATTAAATATGTTTACAAATGGATAAGTACTTGGACTAAATTGTAGTTCTTTTGGTGCGCCAAAGTTAATGTCGTTCTGTGGGTTAATAGGGTCGTCTAAATGTCCTGCATAACCATAGCTTGTATATGAACCTAAGTTAGTTGCTCCGTTCATTATGCTCCAACTATTAACTCCTGTAATCTTCTTTACTTGCATAATACGGATAATGCTATCCATTCTATCTTCTGAACTATTTGTATTTGACTTCTTATATATTGCAGGGAATACTTTGTCTTGTCCTGTTGCTTGATATAATACTGATGCAGCAAATATAACTTCTAAAGTGTCTGTTTCTTTTACGAAATCAAACTCAGTATCATAAATAAAATCTCCATATCCTTCTGTATACTTCTTACGATAGTTTTCTCCATAGAAGTCATTATCTGCTTTGAACTTATAGTTATAGTAACGAGCATTAATTTCACTCATTGGCTTAATGCTTAATGGCTTTGACCTATCTATTTTGTTAGTCCAATCTTCTGCATTAGCTGATGTAGTAGGATAGAAGTCCACAAACGGACTAATAACAAGTTCTTTGTCGTTAAACTTATTCTCATAAACGTAAAGATTAAACATTTTAACTATACTCAAAAAGAAATCTCTTTGGAATATACCTCTTGGAATAGTCTCGTTTATTTTAATGCCTTCTCCTAAGTTAATTTGTACTTGTGTAGGTGTAGTAGTAGTTATATAAGTCCTTCCGTAATCAATGTCAATAGTCATTAATGTACCTACCAAACGCACATAAAAAGTATCTGTATTATTAAAAGTAATATTATCAGCTTGTATAGTAGCACTAATAACATTATTTACACTTGCATCAAAATCTTGTCTGCCTACTTCTGCACCATTTTTATATAAAACTACTGATATATTTGGTCTAAAAGTGTCATAGCTTGTAACTATAAAGTTAAGAGATATAGCCATATTTGTTGTAAGGCTTGTTCCACTTGTATAAGTAAATATATCTCCTGCAAGATTAGAACTAAAGCTACCGGCAGTTATTATAGTATAT